AGAATATGTTGGACACTTGTTCTTTAGGTTCTCCCCTAATAAAATAGAAGATATTAATATACACTCCATTTTGTTCCTCTAGTGCAGTAACCTGAACTTTATTTAAAACGACTCTAGGTTCAAAATTTTGTATCGTGACTTCTATTTCTCGCTCTAAAGACTTGGCTAGATGAGGATCCATGTTATCGAACAGAAGAGAATTAACCCGAGAACCAATTTCAGGATGAAAAGGCTTTTCGTGATGTTCAGTTTGTAGCAAATTCCTAAGAGCCCTCGTCACAGCCCGTTGCCCTCTAAGGGGTGTTAATTTCTTGGTGTTTATATGGGGCGTGAAATTAAGGTCTAGGTCATTATATGATTCTCTTGGTTGAGCCGGCAAAATATTTCTCCCTATAAGACATCTCTGTGTTATTTATCCTGTTTTCTATGATACCTTTTTGTGGTCCACATCAATAAGAGAATAATCCACCATAAGATATCCATCCTGGTCTTTACTCACCGCATCCGGATGACTCTTTTTAATATCCTGCGCCATTACACCATAATAGACACTCTGAGTTTTATCCCTTATATATCTATAGTTATATGTGGGTATTCCGGAAGGAGATTCTCCAACCCGAATGATATCCTTTTTCAAAACCCGATCTGATGTTTTCTTTGTTGCGATTATTGCATCTTGTTGGGCATTCTTTAAGTCCAGGGCCGCGTCTTTCAAGACAAGCCCACCGAGAGAGCCTGCACCTAGGACATCACTAAAGGTAATCATTCCGAGACTTGTTATGTCAACATTTGTTCCTCCTGTGATACCCACAGAACCAACCCCCGTTACATCTACGCCCTTGACAGAAAAAACCTTAGTCTCTCCAAAAGAACTTAATTTAGCCGTTCCCAATGCACCAACCGTACAATCAGTAAGCCCAGTAATACTACAAGACCCAATTGAAGTAATATCTGCCTTCTTTAAAGCAAAGGCCGACATATTGCCCATGGCCACCATATTAATATCTTTTGCACAAAATAACTCGGCATCTCCTTGGACATGAATGGCACAGGCTCCTTCAACTTTAGTATAGTCATCCCCTATTGTTACCTCAAAATTATCTTTAACTACCTTTGTGACCTTTGTTCCATCAGGATGAATTTCATAGAATGTTCCTGTACGATGGGTTTCTTTGAGTCTTTCTGCGCCTGGAGTATCATCGACTTCTTGAATATGCCCAGACTCGGACTCTTCTACTTTATTATATGGATAAACTGCTCCATATGGATTTTCAGGCTGGTTGACCATTTTCCCAGTAGGGGTTATAAGAAAAGACTTATCATTTTCTTGATCTTCTGTTATAGTACCACGCTTGACGCCTCTGGCCAATCTAGGAGTGTTTACTTCATTAGGCTCAAGAGGACCATCAGATCCTATATCTGCAATGCTTGTTTTTCCAGTAAGCCCATCTATTGCAAGTTTGGCCTTTACAGGAAGAACAGAAGACCCCGCTTCAGTTAGGCTTTCACTAAGTTTTTGCTCACCATCAATACTGGATAATATTTGCGCTCCTGGTTCGCTTAATTGGTCTTTAAAACTACTAAACTTATTAAAAGTTTCTTCGGCGCCGGCCACCATACCTTCAACATCACCAAGGTCCGCTAAGGCGTTGGAAAAATTAAGACCAGTCGCCGCAACTAAATTTTCCCCAAGAGCATTTTCTGTTCCGGCTAAAGTAGTCTTTAATAATTCATGATTTTGCGCCAACGAATCTTTTACTTTTTCATCCAAGGCAGCCGCTAAAACCTTAGAACCGGAAATATCATTCTTTATTGAGTCGAAATCTATTTTTTCTGCCATTTGTTAATTCCCTTTAAACTGACGACAACTTAGATAAAATCTTATCGGCCATTTGCTTCATTTTTTGAATCTTCTGAATCATGCCCATTACCTGTGCTATCTTAGCCAACGCCATTTGAACTTGGGGATTAGCCAACGCCATATCTACTCCCATATCCAATCCAGCACTAGCCAACTTACTGGCATCAATATCTCCAATTTTATCTCCAATAGACCCTCCAATATCTCCAATGGCCCCTCCTACATTATCAGCCAAACCCTCGATTCCTCCGGGGATCTTTCCTGCCAAGTCTGTTATCTTCTTGACCCCCTCGTCCCCCAAAGCCGCCAATGCCTCAGGATTTAATGAATCAGTAATATTACCTAAAGTCTCTGCATCAATCGAACCAAGCGCATCAATTCCCCCACCAATCAATTCCATTCCTTGGTCTATCTTTCCTAATCCTAATTCCCCTACGGCCAATAATGAATCCGCAGCCCCATCAAATGAACCAAAATCCATACTCAAATTTGGCATATTTATAGACAAATCAGTAACTGCACTTGCAACATCTTTAATCCCTCCAAGCCCATCAATCTCAAGCCCCTTGCTAACCATGTCGCCCAAAGCCTTTTCTGGAGCCTTTGCAAGATTTTGCAATCCAGGAGACAGGGCAGCCAACTCAGCCGCCGGTAAAGATTTAAGTTGGCTTTGGACATTTTTTAAATCATCAAGCCCCATTGTCTCTCCAGGGCTTTCTCTAGGATCAACCCCAAGAGCAACCACCCCATCAAAATCTGTTGCACTTCCCTCGCGTAGCACTCCAACTCCTGCGCTGACAGTTGCCTGTAATTCATTCTTATAGGCATCTGCAATATCTCGCATCGAACCACCTCCGGCAATATCGACGGCACTACTAGGAATCAAAGCCAAGGGCCCTGCACCTCCCGTTTCAGTCTTGTCACTTGGGTCCTCTAACCACTTGTGATATCCTGTATTAATAGTTCCTACTACCACCCTGTCTTGTGCATCTTGCCCATCTCGAAAAAAACCAAACACCCATGTTCCCTCTTTTGGGGCTCGGACAGATCCTTGGGAGCTGTTCAAAGGAAGTAAAGGATAAGCCCAAGGCAATGTCGCAGTTGGCATATCTTTTTCCCCATCTGCCCCCCAGGCATCAAATCCAAGACAACGTACACGAACCCGACCTATAAGAAGAGGATCGGCCCGATCTTCAATCTGCCCTTCAAACCAAACAAACCCATCTAATCCCATTCCTGTTTTCATCGTTTTATAGACTCTTTACTTAGTTCCATAACTGTTTCATAAGACTCTGGAGTAGATATAATTCTATGGGTAATCGCAGTCACCAAATAATTACCAGTCAAAAACTTATCGGGCTTTGGATCTCCTTCACCACTAACTCCTTCAGCCGCAGGAATAGCAAAACTAACTATATCACCAACCCTTCGTTCACTATCCCCCGAAACACTAATTTCTAAGACCTGATTATTCAACTGTTGTGCTATTGATGTCCTATTCATCAAGGTATGCTCTGGGAGTGTAGTTCCCTGATATTCTCCTCCATATGACTGATATTGTTTTGGCATATACATTTCATAACTATCAAAGGCCGTAGTGAGTAAATCACTATCTGTCAAAGACCCTCCTTTAGAGTTCAACGAAACAGATTTATTAAAATTTTCTTTATAATTATATGTTTTTGAATATACTTTTCGTTTAACTAAATCGTGAGTAACTACTTTATTAGCATACATTCCGCTCATAATATTTTCTACTGTATCCATTCTAGCTTTCTCTGCATACCAATTAACCGCACTAAAAGAAACTGGATCCCCCCTTCCAAGGTTCTTTATTTGGTTTGTATAGTGTGCCATGACCTTAGATTGATCCCACAGAGACTCCAAGGAATGAAATTTAAATCCACCGTCTCCCGAACCATCATCACAAACCTCATAAAATAAATATGAACCATTTTGATACTTTGGATTCGCCGATTGAGACCTGGCGGCCAATGATCTAATCGATATAAATGGATTCCATCCAGGAATTGCGAGCGAAGCTGTATTTAGTGTACCTTCTACCTCAAACCTTTTTTTACTTTTTATATAATCTTTGTATATAAGATTTGCCATGCTAGAATAAGGCATTCCAGAATATGATTTACGGACCTTAGTCAACATTGAAGTAATAGCTTCTGAAGAAACAAACTCTAATGAATACCCTCTTGTCGCATCACTTATATCAAGGCTTTCTGTAACCTTGGTGATTTTTCCAGTAAAATTAATACCAGTTAAAGTTGGAGTAGAAAACTCAAAAGAAATTATTTCATTGCCAATTAAATTAAAATTCCCAGGAAGGTCAACCGTATCCATAATTTCAATTCTTCCGCTCACAGCCGGCTGAAAAATATCTTCGCTCAAAGTAATACTTAACCAACCATGATCTTTTATAGAAATTTTTTCCCCGACTGATGTTATTACATCCATATGCTCAATACTAAAATCACCAGGACCCTGAAGTTCTCTATCACTAGGTATTTTTTGGGATGGAGCCATATAACTAGACCTCGTCGGCCACTAGGCTTCTAAATTGACTTATCATAGTGCTTAAATGTCGTTTATTTAACATTTTAATTTCTCGTTTACTTTCATTCAATTCATATTCATAGTCATACTGCGACACTTCTCTGACCAGAGCAGGATCGCCCTCGGCCCATGCCTCCCCTGCAACAGAGTATTCAAACAGGCTATTACAATATGTACCTCCGTCTAATAGAATGTCTCCTTCTGTATAACCAAAACCATCGGCTGTGGCCTTTTGCTCTATTGTTTCGTGATGGTGGGGTGTTGTGGCTGCGGCAGTAATGCTTCCATATTTGGTTATGACATATTTTTCAAATTGTTCACTCTTCAATGGCCAATCCCAATGAGGATCAGTTATGTCATTGACCAAAAAAATCACCCAATGATAATTTGAAGCTCCATAATAACTATGGGCAAGAAAGTCAGGAGTATCCTGGTCTCTTATCTGATAAGGATAATATAATGTTCTATTGAACTTTGTCTCTAATGTCGTCTGGACTCGCTTAAATATATTCGTGACAACTTTAATCGACGCCATATCCCTATCTGGGGCATAGTACATATATGATAGTTCATTAAAATAATTAACTGCCATTTTTATTAATATCCTTTATTCATAATTTGGTCTTTATGGACGAGTTCCATTTCGGTAAAGGTTAAATTCAAATCTGTCTGTAAAGGAAAAGCGTCTACAAATGATTGATTGGTTCCAGCTGCACCATAGTTTACCGTAATATCACTCAAAAAACATAATCCTATATTATGAGTAGTCTCATTATTCCAATATCTAATTTGAAACTGGTTTGGATATGCCCAATATCTACCATATGTCTCTCCTGGCTGCATTAATTCGGGCGCCGCGGCTGCCTTAAAAAACCGAACAATTAAGGCGACCTGTTCTGCTTCTCTTGGGCTCTTTGGAAACAATTGAAAACTATATGAAAACTTTCTAAAACCCACACCCTTAAAGAATGCCTCTAAATGATTATTGACTGCTGCTCCTGCATTTCGAGTCATTAGGTCTTTTAATCCTGGAGTATTAAACCCACGGCCAGCTAATCTACCAATAATTTCTCGCATAACGTCATCACCGCTATCGACCAAGTCCCTTATAGAATCTAAACCAGTTTGAATTAATGACCCGCCTTGGCCAACTTCAGCCTCTGCCCACTTTACAGAATAATTCTCTTGTAACTGAATAGGCAAGTATAGTTTAATATTACCAACAATGTCAATTCTCTCCTTGGACATTGCTTTTATCATGTCGAGTTCGGCCAGAGCCTTAGCGGAATCGGAATTAGGATCGGCGGCCGCCTCTTTGGTCATCGCCTCCAGGGCATCCCCCTGAGGAGTACCAAGTATCGCACCAGAAGTGCCCCTTACGGCAGTTCCAACAGCAGCTTTGGCTGCTCCGAGCGCATCTTCGGATGCATATATTCCTTCATCAAACCAATTCGTCGAATATTTTCTACGAACATCTTGGTTTGTATCGAACTTAACTCCTGTATATTTCTGAAGTTCAAAATCAATAAAAGGATGGCCATCCGGCCTATTAATATCCAAAGGAAACATTAATTGTGGAGCATAATCCGGGCCAGCAGGGAGTGATTCCTCTACAGAATCGGGGGCATTTTTTTTGGCCTCAGCAGCGGCCTCAGCAGCAGCAATTTCAAGCTGGCTCTCCCGCAAAGAGGCATTATGGATTGCCCGAGCCGTGGCATCAGAGGCAGGCTCGCCGCCGCCTGCCATTGTACCGCTCATTCCAGCTTCGCCCGGCATTTCAGTTGCCATTAAATATATCTCCGTTTTATTTTAGTTATTACCTCAAGTATTTATACATAATACCATGAGTTACAAAGGTAAATGGCGCCCAAAGAACAGAAACAAATATGAAGGCGATCCCACCAAGATCGTGTACAGATCCCTATGGGAGCGGCAGGCTTTTCGGTGGTGCGACACAAACGAGGACATCAAAAAATGGTCCAGCGAATCGGTTGTCGTCCCCTATCGTTCACAGGTAGACAATAAACTTCATAGATATTTCGTCGATCTCAAAATCACATTTAACAATGAACGCACAGTTCTGGTCGAAATTAAGCCCAAACGACAAACAAAACCCCCAGAAAAAAATAAATCAGGGTCCAAACGAACCTCTCGACGATACCTAAAAGAA